GACACTCATTACTTTCTTTTGGTTATAGGCGTTGGCGTTCATTTTGTCTAATTATTAAAGGGGTTATGTTATTATTTACCTTCAATATAAGGGTGAGATTATAGTTCAATTTTATGGGCAGTCCATTATCGAGCGACGCTCTGACGCTCTGCGACGCTCTTTTCCTGCACCTATCACGAGGGGCGGATTTGGGGCGGGTCGGTTTTGTTTTGGTTTTAAACGCTTGAAGTCTAAAATCAAAAAAAAAACCAAAGACTTGGTTTTATTTTAAAAAAAAAATCCGTGGGGATTTTGAACGCTAAAAAGAAAAAACGCCCCAAAATCCGCCCCGCTTACATGATTTTACCTATGGGTGATTTAAGTCCAAGGTCGAGAAAACCCTTTCTCATTGGGGGCATCGGCAATGCTTTTTTCATAGACCCATCAACCAATAAATTATCCATTCGTTTCAGGACGGCGGTCATCGGTTTTTTAACACCCATCCCTTTGTTTGAGTGCATAACAGTACGCCCACTGGGGACGACTACTCGCGCTTTTGTGCGTCCTATGATTACTTCTCCTCTCGGCATTATATATATCGGTTAAGATTTTAATCCCGTCTAAACCGTTTCATCAGGGTCGCGTAAAACCAACTGAATACATAGGTTTGGGTCTAAAATAGTGATGGGGCGATAATTCTGGTCGACAAACTCAATCTCAATGAACCCATAATAACCCTCCGCCACACTCACGAAGGCGGGGTATGAGTTTTGAATATCAATGTTTGACCCGAACGCCACATTTGGAGTGAAGGAATAGAGCGTTCTGCTGAATTGGGAATAGGGGTTATTAACTAAATTGCACTGCATAATGAGCGAATTGATTGGCGTGAGATTGGGCGTGAGGTCGGACAAGACGCTGAATGTGGCGGTTTGCTGGGCGGCGGGATAAGTCCCTGCACTAAACCCGATAATAGACCCAATACTATTGGTTGCGGGGATGACGATTTGCGGGGTGTTCCCCGTTGCTGGAAAAGAACCGCCTCCCCATCCTGCCGATGGTGCGGTAAAACCTGATGGGAGTGATGTGGGTATTCCAAAAGTGTCTATTTCCACATCATACGACGTGGTGTTATAAACAAACTGTGCATAATAAACATATTGCCCCGTGCTATTAATAAGATAATAGTTGTTTGCAATCATCACATATTGAAAATATGCGTTCAATTGTTCGAGTGTATAGAACCCATCAGGAACGGTGACGGATAAAGTTGCGCCCAATGGTGCTGCGAGAGTCGGGAATAAAGCACTGAATGTGTTGTTGCCGTTTGCCGAGGTGATATTGAACCACGAATACGGCATCGTTATTGCCTGAACTCCAACATAAGACCCTTTTTTTAACATGGTTGTCTGTGCTAAATTGAATCTATATCGCGAGTTGTTTGACCCAGTGACAACTGTTGTACTGTTAAATATAATTGTATGAACCATTTATCTATACATTACCAAAGGATTTTAATTCATACAACAGTTTATATCCCTCCTGTTTCTTAACCCGTCCTATTTCCATAAACTTCTGGACTAACTGCTCCATCTCCTTAATTATACGGGGCGAGTTGTTGCCTATGCGGAGTTCGCCTTTCAGGAGTTCCCAGCGATTTGTGTCTTCGCTCATCTCGTCGGTTTGCAGTTCTTTAATACCCATCGCCCGTGCCACCCCCGACTTTTCCATTAATTTTTTGAGGGTCGTTTGTTCGCCCTTGTCTAAATGTTTCAATGCCCTGTCCGACCACTTCCCCGTATCCAACATCGTTGTTATTTCTTCACGAAGGTCTTTGCTGATTTCTTGCGGTCTAAAATCGGGGTGTGCCACACCGGTCGAGTGATATATAACCCGCAGTACTCCATTCTTCAATCTGGGTTCATCTATGAGGAACTTGCCGAACTGCACATACTGCTCTTCTTTTGGTGGGATTGCTATGCCTTTGCCTTCTATGATTTTCTTTTGCGTATAGACGGCACGCATCTGTGCCTTCTTGCGTCCCTTAACCATACCCAAACCAGCATATTCATCGGGCATCAATTTATCCACCTTGTATTTCTTCTCGTTTATTTCAAAGAGGTCTTTCGTGAGTTTCTTTACGATTTCACGAGCGCCGAGATTTGCGACATAGGGGTCAAATGATAATTTACCTCTTCGGTCTTCATCTCGGGGTTCGCCTATCAACCCTGTTTCACGCAATGCTTCTAACCATTCCGCTTTGCTTCGCTTGCCACCTGATTTACCCTCTCTCGCCAATAGCAACGCCTCCAACTCTTTCCACATTAAACCTTCATCGGCGGGAGGTGCAGATTCGCCGGCGGTGGTTTCTTCAACTGCTTCCTCTTCTTTTATTGTTGGTTTTCCTCCCGCCATCATTTCTTCCACATCATCACGCAGATCACCCATAATATAACCCGTTCCAGAGGTCATTCGCTCGACCCTTCTCACCCATGTATGCCCTAATACTTGGAATGTTTTCACATCTAATTTGGTGTATTTCTTTCGGGTGTCTTCCAAAAATGCCTTTATGGTGCGGTTAAGAACTATCACCTCGTCATCGCTAAAATCACGAACTATCTCTTCTGCGTCCACCGGCGTGGCGACTGCTTTCATTGATGTTATTAATTTCAACCGCTGTTTCTTCCTTTGCTGTGAGATAATGGTGTCCTTATCAGGCAACGACTGGTTAATCATCGCTATACGGGCAACATAGTCTTCGTTGGATTCGTTGGGATATTGTGCAGTGCTTCGCTCTCCGATATTGAGTGCCTTTGCCTCATTGATACGCTTCTCTTTGTATAACCCCGTCAATAACTGCTTTTGTCTTTCTCTTTCCATATTGAATGTTTCACCTAATGCCATTGGTATAATCTCATTCTCCATTCTATCATTGAATGCAACTCGGTCTTCTTGTTCTTCTATTTCATCTGCGGTCAAACCGCCTATTCTATTGGGAGGTGCTCGGAATGGTTGAACAGGATACATCAGAAACTTGGTTTTCAATGACTCGTCAAAACCTCGCGTCATCACTCTATACTGGTTCTCTCTGACCACTTTGTCGTATGCCCTCTTTTCTAATTGGGGGATTAATCCTTCCATCACCTTTTCCAATGCATCCTCGATTTCGGTTTGTGCCGTCATATCATGTTCTATGTCATAATCCAAATCCTCGTTCGTTAAATCTTCTATCAAATCCTCGGGGTCGCGGTCTTCTATCAATAGCGAGTCTTGTTGTGCCGAGTTGGTGGTCGTGCCTATCCATCCCAACATTTCGTTATTCACTTTTGCTTGGCGGTTGCCTAATTCAACCATCATTTTCAGTTCTCTCACGCTGGTCATTGTATATTAATACTGGGGAAAATTATTTTAAAAAATCAGGGAGGTCGGTAATCACATCAAAGTTATGTCTAAATCGCCCTTCGGGCGGGGCATCTATATCCACCATCAGAAAATCTTGGAGCGATTTGCCCGTGGTTCGCTCATAGAGTTTTACCATCTCCTCCTTGGTTAAACCCAAAGAGTACTCCCGCATAATCAATTGCAGGTCGCGCATCCCACTAATCTTTTTCAATATGATATAATTCACATTTCGCCGTATGTTCTTAAACTCCTTGTCGCCGTTTCCAAAATAGGACTGTGCTATAAACACACACGACACATTCCGCTTTCTCGCTCTAATAAAATATTGTGCCACATATTTCAGGTTGTCGAGCATAAGGTCGTCAAACACCACGAGGTTATTGTCCGCCTTATTGAACTTGTCTAAATCTGGGATTTTCTCAATCCCTTCTAAAATCTCCAACTGGTCGCTCTTGATTTTGGTCTGCAAAAATCGGTATAGCGGTTCGTCGGCGTTCTTTGTGATAATCACTATTTTATCCCATGTCCCCGCCATTATATTGATAAGGTTTAAGAGAGTTCCCGTCTTGTATGACCCCGAAGAACCCACTATAAGCATTCTAAACGGCACTTTAATATGGTGTATATCATAGTGCGGGTTGTTGCTCGTCGTCAGCAGATTTTTCGGCATCTTCTCGTAAAAATTAACCAAATTCGTTTTTTTGTCCGTCATTATATTATCTGCCTCTATATTATACCCAGACAATGTTCCCCATTTTTAACATCAATAACTTTAAGAACTATCACCGCTTCCAACCTCCTTTAACCGTAAATATACCCGTGGATGATACGGTTAAGGGCGGATCTGCCCCCGAGGCGTCCACCGTTAAACCCGAAACACCCGAACACCAAATCAAAGTTATTTATGAAGACCTCGTGAAGATTGGAATTATTGAACCCGAAGAAGCAGAGGAATCCGTGAGCGAAGACCCCGCTTTGCTCGAACCAACTGCCGAAGCACCCTATGGATATACCGCCTCTGGACGCATCCGCAAACGCCCATTAAAATCTATGCAATAAGTATATAGACTATGGCAACTTACGCTCCCCCATCCGAAACTTTAACATTATTTAATCCTGACGTGTTTTTGACTGCCGACCTTGGAGATTTTCTCACTTTCCCCGTCGCACAGGGTTCAGAGGTCTTTCCTTTTGGTTTAACAACATCGACAGCAACCGTTGCGGGTGCTTTGAGTGCTGGGACAGCAACCGTTGCGGGTGCTTTGAGTGCTGGGACATCAACTCTTACTTCGGTTATTACAAATACGACAACTGGAACGGCAGTTGGAACGGCAGTGTCTTTATATGGCGAAGCAACTAGAACTGGGGGAATTTCTATCGGCACTGGGAATACTACTTCATCATTACCTATCACAATAGGCAATCAATCTGGGTCTTTTGGAAGTGTTGATATTGGTTCAACCACTATATCAATTGGTAAAAATAATTGTGCTACTAATAATATTGGAACATCAACCGGCGGAACATTGAACTTAAAAACTGGTTCTACTGGTGGAGCAGTCAATATGGGAACTTCTATGACGAGCGGAACAATCTCCATCGGAAACTCTTCTGGTTCGACTATTTTAAACTTAACCTCTAATACAGTCAATCTTCAAACTGCTACTGGGTCAGTTTTAATAGGAACTACTGCTACTGCTGGCGTGATTACTATTGGTGGGTCTTCGTCAAACTCTCTTTCCATACAGCGACCTATTCAATTGTCCTCTGGTGCTGACCCAGCATCCAACACCTCTGCAATTGGATACATTTTAACAAATGTGACTGGGGGGGTGGGGGGGGCGATTTCTGTCCCAGTTAATAAATACACTTGGAGTACTGGTGTTATGTCTTTACCGATTGGCGTTTATATGTTAAGTTTATATGCTGAGTATGTTGCTGCTGCCAGCGTCACTGCTTTTAATTTTAATATGGGTTTTATGAGTTCTGCTCCTACGACTGGGGACAGTGCTACGGCATCGTCAGCGCCAACAAATACGATTTCTGGTATAAATGGAAACTTACGAAGCGACGATAATTCTAATCTTACAAACGGAACTTACATAAATCAAATAGGCGGGGTTGTTGTGAATAACTACGGAGGGACTTTTAACAATGTGTATGGAATATTTAACGCTGATTGGATTACTTCTGGAACAATAACGATGTCTGCTTTGACCATACGAGCAATTAAAATTGGTTAAGGGTTTTCTGTTTCAGTGATATTTCAAAATCGGGGCGGATTTGGGGCGGGGCGGTTTTATTTTCGTTTAAACCGCCCAGACCCAATTTTCTAAAAAAAAACCAAAATCTTGGTTTTTTTTTCAATAAAAAATCCGTGGAGAAATTGAACGTCAAAAGTAAAAACCGCCCCGAAATCCGCCCCGATTAATATACCATGGTATTATATAACTATGGCATCTTATGCACCTCCATCTAATAATTTAACGATATTTAACCCAGACCAATTCTTAACCAATTCATCGTTGTTGGAGTTTCCAGTCGCGCAAGGAGCAGAAACATTTCCGTTTGGTTTAACAACATCGACGGCAACCGTGGTGGGTGCTTTAACAGCAGGTGGGACATCAACACTTTCCACTACCAATGTTTCAGGACAACTGACTATGGGAACTGCTAATCAAATCTTAACCAATTTACAAGAAGGAACAACAGCATCGACAGCAGTCCTTTTATATAGTGAAGGTGCAAGAAATGGAGCAGTTAATTTGGGAACTGGAAGCACCGGAAAAACCATCACAATTGGAAACAGTACTGCGAGCACCCTTAATTTACGAGGAAGCACAATCGACGCGAATATAATGAATGTGAGTGGAACATTGACCGCAGGAACTTTTAATCCTACAACACTCACAACCAACACTATAACTGGGACGGCAGTTGGAACAGCGGTCAGTTTATATAATGAGGGAACAAGGACTGGAACTATTAATTTTGGGGGTGGATCATCCGGTAAGATTATAAACATAGGTGGCGGTGCTACGACAACGCAATTTTCTGGGACTTCCATAACATTGCCGGTTGTACTGGTGAGTGGTCAGGCAACCTTTCAAGGAAACACTCAATTCGGCGACGCTGCTGGCGACAGTATCGTCCCAAATGGAACTTTAACCAAACCCTTCATAATTGGAACATACGCATCCCAGAGTTCTTTTTCATTGTCTTCAATAACACCCGTCACTACTTATCTTGGAGGAACACTACAAACATTCAACACTTTTGCCAATGTCGCGACGGGAACTTTTATTTATGCTATGAGTTCAATCCCCCCCTACACTGCTGGTGGTGGTCTTGCTTTGACTGCTGGAACATATATGTTTTGGATGGGTATTAATTGGGAAGATTCTTCCGCTTTTAATATGACGGATTGTCGTATGGGGTTAAGTAATGACGGCACTTTATCTGCTGCTTCAAGTGAGGCAGTATTGGTTTCTGCACTCCCCAACTTAACTTGCTATTTTCATAAGACCGACCAAGCAGACGCTGCTGGGACGGACAGTGAGAATAGAGTTTTATCGAGTTGTTTCAATATTGCTTCTGCGACAACGGTGTTTCCTTGGTGGATATGTAATCACTCCGTCACCGTGGATACTGTCACCGTGGATGTTATTTTTACAAAGATTGGGTCGGCATAATTTTATCCCCCTTAATTATATATGGAACAATACACTAATCCAACAGAAGTTCAGCGACTTGCATATAAATATCTCGGCAAAGACGCAGTAATAAGACCCAGCACCCGCGCCACAAAAAAATACATGGTATTATCACCCGAGGACAAATGGATACATTTCGGGCAGATGGGATACGAGGACTTTACCCTGCATAAAGACCCCGCTCGTCGCGCACGCTTTCAATCTCGCAATCGTCGGTGGGCGACCGCAGATAAGTGGACTCCTGCTTTCCTCTCCTATTATTTGCTCTGGTAATATATATATGAGTATCTTAACCAACGTTGATATTGAGGAGATAATGAAGGGTTTAAGGGTTCCACTCGTGGGAGTATTTCTAAAAGATGCTTTACCCAAAACGCCACGAGATAATGGATTTATTGTAATGAATATGAGCGACGTGGGCGAGGTCGGAACTCACTGGGTCGGGTTGGCATTAATAGGCGACACCGCCATGTATTATGACCCCTTTGGAATCGCACCACCCACCGAGGTCGTGCGGTTCTTTGATAAATATAAACCGCTAATCTATAACACAAACCAAATCCAAGACATCAACGACACCTATTGTGGTTGGTCGGTGATTGCATGGGCGTATTATATGTATGCGGGTCGAGGTAATCGTTTCCGCACTATTGGTCGTCGTGAAGTGGAGGAAGATTTCAAGTCCTATCTAATGCTTTACGACGACACGGATCGCCGTGTGAATCGCTCGATACTAAAAGACCTGCTCTGGAAAATATCGGTGAAACGACCCATCATCTTTGATTTTATGGACGCTTCACAATAAAAGGTTCCCGCGCTTCCATAGGAGTACAGTTATATGGATGTCTTAAATAGCGGGCATTTCCAGCATCCGGTGCTTCCATAACTCCTCTCAATAAACCCGCACTCATTATCGCAGTTGCAGTCCAAAATGTGAATAGGGCAAAACCAATGGCGAACTCTTGTGTATAAGGCATCTTCGGTATAATATATATAGATAAAACAAATCTCTAAATATATTTCACAATGTTTATTTACCCATGTAAGAGGGCAATCCGTTCTTGCCCTTTTCTTCACGAGCGTTCCTTAACCGCATAGTGTTCAGGAGAATGCTATTAATATGGGACGTTTGCTTTGTGACCGCCTTTTCGTCCATTTGCCCGTTTTTGACTGCGTTCAATAATTTCATCTGTTCTGCTTGCATATCATCGTAAAGACGATTCAGGTATTCCTTGGTGATTGCGGACATATATTATCTGACCACATTTTTTTCTCGGTCGACTAACAATATATTTCCTGCTAAATCTTGGATAATAACCACTTTTGATTCCATATACATATATGGAATAAAAAAAAACGAATAACAAACAACTTGCACTATCAGGGTGTGCGACCCGTTTATGCCATCTCGGTTTTACTTTCTGCCATGGCGTCCTTAATCTGCTTGGCGAGTTTCAGGCGTTCTTCCGGTGATGTCTTTGGGTCTAACCCCCTCGCCTTTAACGCTTTAATATCGACCTTGGGTTTGGGTGGTTCAGGTTCAACCTCTTCCTCCTCCTCCTCCTCGGCAAACTCATCCTCCTCCGCCACCGCCACCGCCACCGCCTTTGGTTGCTCGGTATGGGGTCGCCACTCTAACCCCTTGATTTTATAAATACCGTGCGACCTATCAACTTCATAATTAAGTCGTGCGAGGTTTTTGCCTACCTTTGCGGAGGTTGGGTTCTGGAAATCCCGTCCATAGTTGGTTATGCCCCATTGTCTAAACGACTCCATAAATTGCGACCGGTCTAACCACTTGGTTGCGCTTGGGACGCAACGCTCCTCGATAAACGATTTATATTGGTCTTTACCGTCAAACAGGTCTTTCTTAAACGTTTGCAGTGCCTTGGGTGCGGTGTCGGTTTCAAACACCCGCTGGATTTTGCCCTGCGTCATAAGATAAGTAAATATCCCACTAATGTTCTCATAGCACTCGTCCTTAAACTCGGGGCGTATCGCAAACGCGACCTCGTATAATATAGGATACATCCGCTTCATAATGGCGTGGTCGAGCGAACATTCTAACATGTTATTGATTGCCCAGTGCAGTGTGCAGGCGACCGATATTGTGGCATCGGTTTTACGCATCCCCCTATAATTGAGTATGCCGTCGCCCGTTATTTGCTTGACGTTGTCCTCGTGTAAAACATCGGTTTCAGATAATTCTGACCCTTGTCCGAACCTTATAAACTGCAGGTTCTCTAACTCGGTGGTCAGTTTGCTGTCGTTCTTCTGTTTTACTACCACGTTTTTACTAACCAGATCGGTTATAACAGGGAACATCTTGCGGATTAAATCTAATAAGAGCGACTTGCCATTGTTGCCTTTGCCTATGTGGAAGAATATTGTCCTTATCGGTACTCCGGTGATGGTCGTTTTAATCGCGTTTAAAACTACTTGGCGGATGTCTTTGTTGGGGAACATATCCGTAAAGTATTTTTCGCCGAACTTGATTTTGGGGTCGTCCGGTTTTAATAAAACGCAGGGCGACTCAAACGACCACTCGTCCTCGTCCGTGCGGGTTCGCTGTTTCATAGTTGTAATGTCTAAAACTTGACCGTCGGAGATGCTTATCTGGTTAATCACCTTGTTCAGTCTGGTTTTAAAGGTTAAGTCCTCGCACCGTCCCGCTAATAGTTTCGTCCGCACCATTGTTATAAAGTTGCCGTCGCCGACCCGCCGTTGCAGGTCTTTAATCTCTTGGATTTGTTTGCGCACCGCTTTTACTTTATTCACTGCCTCGGGGTCTTCTTCCAACTTGTCGCAGTATGCTTGCTTTTTACCCACCTCGTTCTCGATGATTATAGATAAAGACTCTATCATCTGGTGGTTAAGCGTTGCGCCTCCGACCTCTACCCACAGTTTGCGGTTCTCGTTAAACTTGAACCATGTGTCGTTGCCTATGTGTTTCAGTTTTGAACCCCGCAGTTCATAATAAACATCGCAGACGCTTTTGGCGTTAAGCAGTTTAAGCATCGCGTCCACCGCGGGTGTGCTTTGGGTGTCGGTTAAGACCTTGGTTTCTATCTCCATCGGGCATTCAAAGTCTTGCGGGATTTGGATAATATCGTCGTGTTCTTTAAACGAGAACTTCATCGCCATACCCATATCCGTCCAACATCTCGCACTCATCTTGCCAAGCAGGTCTGCGTTTTCATAGTGGTCGCCATAAACCATTAACCCGTCCATTATTAAACAGCAGACCTCTAAACCCTCGTCTTTACAGACTTCTTGCATTGATTTTAGCATGGTGTTTTCAAAATGGGTATATATTCTGTTTAAACCGCACCCTAAAATGTTGTCCCGTTTTTTATCTGGGACTGCATCGTAAAACTTGGCGTATTCTGGGATATTGCGGAACTCTTGTTGGATGCGACTAAACTCATCGTCATAGTCGTTTAAGTGCGGACTACTTATGCGTCGCTCTTTGTTCGAGTGGTTGCGGAGCAGGGTCTTGGGATATTTAAAGGGGATACTTGAATATGCTTGCTTTGCATCGTCCCGCGGTTTATCTATTGCCTTCAAACAGGCATCGCGGTTCTCGCAATAATAATCTAATTGCGGGCATCTAATATCGTGCTTACGGCACAAACTTCTAATAATGCTCGGAGCAGAGTTAATTGCATCTATATCTGTCGTGTGTTGTCTAAACATCACCGCCCTCAACTCACGCATGTGTCCTTGTATTCCGTTGTCGGTTTTATACAGTCGACCTTCAAGGTCGTCGTTCTTATATCCCACTTTCATTTTACCTGCGCACTGGAACTGCGTGTTTATGTATCGTTTCATCTTGCCGAACAACTCTCGGCGGTCTGCGTCGTTGGAGCATCGCTTACCTATCAACTTGGTGTACTGCGGGAGCGTCATCTCCTTCATATAATAAACTGCACGGGGGTCGGGGCGTTCTTCATAAGCGACTAAATTGGCGGGGTCTTTGGCGGGGTCGGTCATTTCTGTTTTATATATATAGATAAGACTATTTTTTAAACCTTTTGGCAATATCTTATTAATATCGCTAAATAAACTGGGCGGGTCTTTTTTGCCATCAGACTGTTCCGCGGGGTTTGTTTCAATTTTATTTTCAATAGACTGCATATTGTGTGTGTAAATATAAATGTGTGTTGTTATTCTACCTTTTTATAGAATAAAAACAAAATGGATCAATTTTATGGGGTGTCCATTTATGCGACGCTCTGCGACGCTCTTTCTGCCTTCTTGCGAGTATAGTACTCTAAACTTCTATCACGACGTTTTTGCACAAAATCGGGTTCGTCCTTGTGTCGATGATAATAATCGGAGGCATACTGGTTCATCACCTCTGGGTGCGTTTCACGATATTTTTTCTGTGCCTTGCGGATGTTGTCCCGCATCCTTAATAGGCGGGTTATTTCTTCTTGGTCTATGGCGTCCATGGGTTTTATATATATCGCCAAGATAATTCTATATTGTTTCATTAATATCTCTAAATACAATCGGGGCGGATTTCGGGGCGGTTTTT